TTCGCCTGTGGTCCGTCCGGGTTTCCACAACCCGAAGCGACTTGGTTTAAAGCCGGGGAACAGCAGCTAGGGTTACGCCTCTACCAATCGTGGCATCAAATCGATCCCGAAGGCGTCATGCTGATGCAGCGTGAAAACGATTCCCGTTTTGCTAAACCAAGAAAGAGGAAAACGAATGGCCGAGATTGAACAACCGAATCCTACGCCCGCCGCTCCTGTCGTGACAGAGAGTGCGGCTCCTGTCGTGACAGAGAGTGCGGCTCCGGTCGTTGTCACTCCAGTACCCGCCGCGCCAGCGGTACCCGTTGAAGCCCCGGCACCCGTCGTTGCGCCCGCTGCCGAACCGGCGCCCGTTGTACCGGAAGCCCCGGCCGCGCCGGCTGTCGAGCCCGAGAAATCCCTTCTTGAGACCTTCGGGGAACAGGCGCCTCCGCCGGCCGAGCCCGCACCGCCATTCGATTATAAATATGAGCTGCCGACAACGCTCACCGTGGACGATACCCAGCGTGCCGAGTTGCATTCGGCGCTTGACACGTTCCGCACCAATCCGACCGAAGGCGCGCAAGCCTTGCTTGATCTGCATGCGGCCAAGATGCAGGAATTTGCCGACAAGACCTTGGAAAATCAGGTCAAGGCATGGAATGAAACTCGTCAGACTTGGCGCGACGCCGTCAAGGCCGATGAACAGCTAGGTGGCCCAGGCTACCAAACAACCCAGGCGGCGATTGCGCGTATGCGTGATTTGTTCGTCCCCAAGGCCGAGCGCGCCGGGTTCACTGAATTTTTGCGTGTGACCGGTGCCGGTGATCATCCCGCGTTTCTCCGCATGCTGCACAATGTTGCACGGCGTTTTGATGAAGCCGGACCGCCGCCGCCAAACCCACAGCCTCCGAACGATATCGGCAAGGCACCGAAACAGGGGCGTAGCTCTCTGTACGATCACCCATCGTCACAGAAAGGTTAATCCGAAGAATGCCGAATAAATTCACCATGAAATTGAGGAAGAATAGCACGACGGGCTTCAACGGCCTCTTGTGCGCTCATAAAGTATTGACGCCAGACGGTTTTCCCGCCAGCGTTGATGCGGGCTTCCCATTTCCCATGGTGGGGGCGAAACCTCACACCAAGGAGTCCGCCCTTGTTATTTTTCTGAACAGAGCGATTTCGCATGTTTTCAGATTGGGTGCATTCTCGAAGATTGATGATGCGATTATCCACAGGGTTTCCATTAATGTGGTCAATTACCAATTTTGGCCAACTGCCATTCATATACGCCACGGCCATACGGTGGGCGAGATAAAGCTTTCCCTCCAGTCGGATCGTAACAGCTCCGTGTTTCTTATCAATATTTCCCGCCGCCTTACCGGCGCGGCGGGTGTTCCAATTCTTTCCATAGGTGGGGTTGGGCAACCATTTGAAAAGTCCGGTATTCGGGTCATAGTCGAGACGTTCGTAAAGATGCTTTACGGAAATTTCTTCTTTGATCTTTTTGGGCATTTTCTTTTCCTTTTGACAAACTGGATTAGATCTATCCCACCTCAACCCCATCTGTCAACAAGGAGTTACTGATATGGCGACCGGCCAGTGGCCTACCCTTTTAGACCTTTCTACCCGGCTTGATCCGGACGGCAAGATTCCGATTATTGCGGAAATGCTGTCCCAGGCCAACGACTACGCTGACGATTTGCCTTGGGTCGAAGCAAACTCACACACCGGCCATGAATTCGTGTTCCGCACGTCTATCCCGGCCGGCTCCTGGCGTCAGTACAACATGGGCGTGCCTTACAGCAAGTCGACCACGGGCAAGGCCCGTGTGGGTATCGGCATGCTGGAGGACTATTCCCAGGTCGACCGCGCCCTTGCTGAACACTCCGGCGACCGCGAACGGTTCCGTGAATCGGAAGATGTCGCCTTTATGGAAGGCATGTCGCAGACCATCGCGCAGACCTTCTTCTACGGCAACACCGTCGCCACTCCGGCGGAGTTCATGGGCTTCTCGCCCTTCTACAATACGATCAACACCAACACTGCCCAGAACGCCGCGAACGTCATCAACGGCGGCGGCGTCGGCAACAGCAATGCTTCACTGTGGCTGATCGGCTGGCACCCGGACACGATCTTTGCGGTATTCCCGCAGGGTTCCAAGGCCGGCCTCGATATGGAAGACAAGGGCGATATCGTCCCCGGTTTCGACTCCGTGGGCAACCGCTTCGAAGCTTACACTTCCTGGTTCCGCCAACAGGCCGCGCTCTGCCCGAAGGATTGGCGTTACGCCGTCCGTATCGGCAATATCGACACGACGACGGCCGGTCTCGCTGGCCCGAACCCGCTCGATATCTTCGCCACGATGGCCCAGGCGATCATGCTGCCGCCGGATACCAACATGGCACTGTCGGGCATCACCAAGACCGACGCGCCGATGTCCGACCAGGGCGGCAAGCGCTTCGTCTGGTACTGCAACCGTACCGTCCGTCACTGGATGGACGTGCAGTCCATGCGTGACCGCAACGTGCTCCTCCAGCTCACCGACTACGCCGGTAAGCCGGTAACTGGCTGGCGCGGAATACCCGTCAAGATTGTGGATCAATTAGTGAATACTGAGTCCGCACTTACCTAAGGAGCCGTCGCAATGATCACAGATGCACTTCTCAACTTCATCCCCATCGGCCAGCCGCTATCGTTGGCTGTCCCGGTGGGAGCCGTTCCGTCGCCCCAGACCATCGATATCATGGGCTCGGGCGTTGGCACTGCCCCGCCGAATATCATCGGTAACCGGACGCTGTTCGGTGAGGATGTCGGTATCGGCGGCCTCCGTGCCCAGTTCGAAGTTCTCGTTACTCAGGCGTTCACTTCCGGCGGTGCCGGCACGCTAAACGTCCAGTACCAGGGCGCGGCTGATACGGGCGTGGGTGGCGGCTATCAGCCGGGCACATGGGTCACGCTGGAGGAAACGGGCGCCGTCGCACTCGCCAACCTTGGCCTCAACGCCAAACTGGCCCGCTATGATTTCGCCCCGTCGCTGCCGGAAAACTTCCTGCCGCGATACCTCCGCCTGAACTTCGTCATTGCCGGCGCCAACATGACCGCCGGTGCGGTACAGGCTCCGGTCACGCTCGTTCGTGACGATCTGGCCAACAAGTTCATGGCCAACAACTACACCGTGGCCTAATCATGGGACGCGGTAGACCCAGCAGACACACAGGGGGGCCCCGTGCCCCCTTCGTCCCACATGTTCAAATGGAACAGGAACCCATGACCGAGAACGCCAAAGAGACCCCGGTTCAAGATACCGACGCCTTCCTTGCAGCCGTCGAGGCCAAGGCGGCCGAGATTGCCAACGCCGCCGTGGCCAAGGTGCAAGATGAAATGCTGATGAAGTTCAGCGCCATGATGGCGAAAGCCAATCCGGCCGCTGTAAACAGCACGCTCACCGGCGAAGGTGAAGTGCAGACCCTTTTCCGTCAGATGGCTCTCTCGATTGCGGAAATCTCCGACCAGGGCAGCAACCGCAAGCGTGTTGCGCCGGAAATCCTTGCCGCTCGTGAAGCTCACAAGGAGCGCATGGGCGAGCTGGTGCTTGCCGCGCGTAAGCTGCCGCAACACGAGAAGCCCCGTTTCAAGATCATTTCGAAGTGCTATCTCAACGAGCGCTTCATTGAGCCGTTCCGTCGCGGCGACGGTAACAAAACGGTGCAGAATGAAATCTACTGGGCCAACGTTCCCAGCTCAGGCATGCGTCCGGTGAATGACTCGGCCAAGGCGATTTTCAAGGAATTCGTTGGTTGGCTCGGGGGCAAGGAAGCTTTGAGCGGTATTGGCCAGTTGGCCCAGCCGCTTTGGATCACCGAAAAAGGAACGGTCCTGCTCAAGGCAACAGCCACCGCTACGGCGCGCGGCCTTCTGCATCCCGACGCTGACGTGATCGACTTCGATGGTGGCACTGTGGCCAACACCGGCAAAGGCGTCAACGAAGAGGATGACGAAATCGAATTCGTTGGTGCGGACGATCCGCGCAAGCCAGAAATCCAGGTTCTCGGCACACTCGCCCCGCCGGCAAAACGCAGCACTCCAAGCGAACGGGCGAACGCTTAAATGGCCACACTCTATATCAGCGAGTTTCCGGGGTTTGCCTCTATCGGTACTGAAAAGGGCTCGATACCGGGGCAACCGTCCATCGTGGACCAAGCGATTGCGCTCGGAGCGGTTTCCGTCGCTTCGAATGCTTTCAGCGCCACTACCAATCTCGTAATGGTGTCGACAGATACGGCGTGCGGCGTCACTTTTGGTGGCGCCCCCGTGGCCACAGCGACAAGCTTTCATCTGCCGGCTAACGTCGTCCAACTGTTTGCAGTCTCACCCGGTCAAAAAGTGGCCGCTATCACACCCTAATCCCGATAGGAGTCGGTCATGGTATTTCAACCCGGTCAACAGAACGCCCCATGGCCAGCCCAGGGTAAACTCTATATCGACAACGGCGGCCCACAGCACACCACGCTACAGGTGATCAGCGGCCAAGTCACCCTCTCCGGTGGAACGGCCACAATTTTGAGTTCCGCAATCACGGCTACATCACAGTTTCTGTTTACGATAGCGTCGGGCTCCGGGGCGCCATTGGCGGTAAATACCCTCATTGCCGGTGCCGGAGCCGTTCTCACCGGTACTGGTGCCGGTACCTATAACTACGTCATCATCGGGTGATTCATGACCACAACTTTTCCTGGGCAAACGGTGACCCTCCCCGGCCCGACTTTTGATGATGCGACCGCCGGGGCTGTTACCCCAGGGGGATCACCGTTCTCATTCCCAACCCAAGGTACACTTTCTGGAGGTGGGTTAACGAGGTCTTCAAATTATAACTGCGTACTCGTAGATGTCTCTTCAGCGGGGTCTTTTCCAGGGGTAGAAATCCCTTCTGGATGCGATGCTGGGGATGTATTTGAGCTGCATGCCCCAGTTCCCCTCTATGTCTTCCCTCCAAGTGGGGAAGCTATATTAGAGATAGGTTCTCCGAATACGTGCATCACGGGTCACATGACCTTTCGGAAATTAACTGATACTCTATGGAGTGTGATCGGCTTAGCCGATCAAACGCGGCTAAGGAGGCCGAAAACATGAAAAAGATGTTCAAGTATCTCATCGGTCTCGGCCTCGCGGCCATTGCCGGTGTAGCTATCGCCCAGACCGTATCGCTCCCTCTCGCCACGGCGGTTGGTAAAGGCGATTATGTTCAGGTTATCAAAAACGGTTCTCCCTCGGCTCAGTCCCTTTACACGGCGACCGGCGGCGTGGCGGGTATCGAAAACTATTCGTATCAAATCCCTCTGACGGGATTTACCATCACTGTTGCCAACGGAATCGATTTTCTCTATCTGAACCCGGCCGGCACGCTGGCCACGGGCACGCTCACGATGATGGCAAACCCCGGCGACGGCCAACGGTTTTGCGTGTCTTCCACCCAGACCCAGACCGCGATTACGATCAACGCCAACACCAATCAGACCCTTTCGGCTATTGGGCTTGGCGCCACTCCGATTACCGCCCTTGTGGCCAACACCCGCTATTGCTGGTTTTACAGCACAGCACTTTCTGCTTGGGTTAGGTATGTCTGATGACTACCTATTTTCCAGGTCAAACCATCCTTCTTTCGGGGCCGTCATTTGATACGGTTGCTGCGGGAGACATCTCTACGGGTACTTTAGTCGGTGGAGGTGTTTCCCGATCTTCCGCGCATAACTGTGTTCTCGTAGATTCCACGGGTATTACTCATCCAGGAATTTCTCTTCCTTCAGGATGTACCCCCGGAGATGTTTTTGAAATATATGGGGGTACTGGTTGGGTTTTCACCCCATCGGGAGAAACCTTTGTAGGGACATCTGATCCGGCACAATATTTGTCAAATACGGGAGCCCTTTTTTGTAAATTGACGGATACCCTTTGGGGAGTTGCCTAATGCCTAGCGTGAGCGACAAGCAACATCATCTAATGGAAGCTGTCGCTCACGACCCCAAATTCGCGGCGAAAGCCGGCATACCGCAAAAGGTCGGCAAGGACTTTGCCGCCGCCGACCGCGCGGTTGACAAGCGCAAAAAGATTTACGATCACCCGTCCAGCCGGAAAAAGTGACATGGCTCACCTCACGTTATTGGACGCTGCCACAAGGACAACACCGATGGCCGAGAAGCGTAAGAAAAAGTGGGTCAAAGAGGCGGTGGCAGACGCTCACGGCCAGTTCTCGTCCAAGGCGAAAGCCGCCGGTGAGACCACCAAGGAATTCGCCAAAGAGAAGGAAAGTGCGCCGGGCAAGCTCGGCAAACAGGCCCGTTTGGCAGAAACTCTTATGGGGATGCATCACGACAGCAAACGTAGTAAACTATACACGCATCCACGTTCGAAAGGATAAAGCTCATGGCCGACGATAAGGAAAAGGAACGCCGTTCCAAGCTTTACGGGGAATCCCGCAAAGAGGAACGCAAGCCCGAGCCTAAAAAGGAAGAGCCTCGCAAGGAGGAACCTTCGAAGGCGGAATCCAAGGGCGAAGAAAAGTCGGTCCAAGATCGCCACGCCGAGGAACGCGCCGCCATGCACAAGACGCATGAGGGCGAGCGCCGCGACATGCATGGCAATCACCGTGAACAAATGCGCCAGATGCACGGCCGCCATGAAAAGTCCCTGAAGGACTTAAATGCCCGCCATGATGCCGAGCTGGGCGGAGCGGTCACACCGCCGCCGGGTCCGCAAGAAGGCGCCCCCGCTCCGGCCGCTGCCGCCGGTGGACCGCCTGACGGGGAGGAATAAGCCGTGGCTTCTCCTATGACATCCATGGAATTGGACGATGAAGAGAAGCTTGACGCTTTTCAACCCATCCCAGCTCCCAAGCCGGATTATCCTTACGGGCTTCGGATCGTCCTCACGAACGCTGAACTGTGCAAGCTCAACTTGGACTCCTCCGACGCCTTCGTCGGGGGTATTTTGCACGGGCACTTTCTGGGCACAATAACAAGCGTCAGTTCTCTCCAGAACACGGAAGGCGAGGATTGCGCCCGCGTGGAAGTCCAGATCACCGCCCTCACGATTGAATCCGAAGACGAAGAAAACGACTCCAACTAACAGGGCTGTCCCATGAAGATGCTCCGCTTTCTCGCCACCCTCCTGGTCATGGCGTCTTTCCCCGCGTGGGTAATGGCCCAACAGGCGATCTTGCAGGGTGGCCCGTGGCAGCCCGCACACGCCCCCATGTATGTGCCCAACGGTTATTCACAGCCCATCGTCCAAGACAGCGGGCCGGCGGGCGGCGGGGGCACCAATCTTGGCCTCTCGGAACTGTTGCTCACGCAGCGGAGCCCGACGAACCAATATCCAGCCAACGCTACCGGCTCGGGGCCGTTTGGAACCAACCTCTGTGATTATGATGCCCCGCTGACAAATACCGCCGGTTACCACTATTTTTGCGTCAGCCCGAACATCAATGGCGTTCCGACAATTGTTGTCGGTAGCGGCGGTGCCGCCGCGCCCACATCGTTGAACTTCCTCATCAATGGCATCACCTATCCGTTCCCGACCTCGGGTGGCGGTTCGACCATCACGACCGTTATCAACAACTCTGCCCTTCAAGCTTTGCCCACAACGACGGCACCTCAAATTCAGCGAATGAGCTTCGCTACTCCGGGTGACTCCCCTGCGCTTCTCTACACGGCCTCGGGATCGGCTTGCTCACTCAATGCTGGTGCTGGCGATAATGGCTGGCAAGTCAAATCCGCGAATAACCTGTGCTGGATTGCCAACTTTCCCGCCTCCGGCGGTGACGCGCGTCAATGGGGTTGCGGGCCGACTTACACGGCCGCCGTCAATACCACATGCATGCAGGCTGCCATCAATGCCACGGCTGCGCTCGGTACGCGCCTTCTAATCGTGGGCGGCCCATACCCGGTCAATTCCCTTGTTGCTGCGACGGCACCATATATCGTTGGTGCCGGCGGTGGCCAGGGCATCTATAATCGAACCTGTACGGCAGGCCTACGCCAAGCTACGGCAAACATCGACGTGCTCACCCTGCAAGTTGGGGGTACCGTTGACAGCCTTTGCATCGACCAAGCTGCCGGTATCGTGAATTCATCCGGTCACGGTCTGTATTCGAAGAATTCCAACCCCATTGTTGCACCGACGCATTTTTACAATAACCAAGTCAACAACGCCTGTTTCGGTGTGGGCATTACGGCCGATTCCGCGACCAACCCGAGCGCCCAAAATCTGGAAGGCGTGGTATCGCATAACATTGCTTTGCCAGCGTCGAACAACAATTGCGCCGCGTATGTTGTGGGGGAAACGTCTACCGGCGGTAACACGGGCAATCTTCGCTTTGAATCCAATTCCGTATATTGCGGTGATCTAAACAGCACCGGCCTGTTGATACTGGATTCAGGCGGTGTCTATTTGAACGGGAATGTTTTTTCGTACCGTTGCAACATTGGTACCAAGATTTTCCCAGGCAATAATCAAGCCGTGAATTTCACCCAAGCTTCCAACAGTGTGTTGGGGGATTCGGATGGTCTGTACGATCTATTGATTGATACCGGCGCTGCCAACTCAATCATGTTCTCGAATACTTTCGTCGGCTCGTGGGCTTCCACAGGTGCAGGCGGTAGCGTGCATGTCCGCAATACCGGCGCTTCTCCGAACTTGGGCGGTCTATATTTCAAAGCGATGACGACATTCGTCCCCGCGAATCAAACGGCTTTTGACATTGGGGATACCTGGACCAACGTTACCCTTCAGGATAATTCAATTTGCGCCCAAGCAAGTTCGCCGTCCGGAACAGGCATTTCAATTGGTGGCTCGGTTAGCCAGATCACGGTGGAAAATAACCGCATTGCGGTCTGTGATTCATTCGTTGGCACCGGTACCTTGGGCACCGGCGTTTCCCTCACCTCCAGCAGCACAAATTTGGGGATCATTACGGGGAACTCGTTTGGTTCCTCCGCTTATCCAGTCACGAACCCTGTCGCCTTCGGTGGCGGGGGTTCAGCCAACTATCTGCACCTGATCATCAACAACAACTGGGGTATTGACGATATTATCCCATCGCCGGTAACGGCCGCCACCACCATCCCGGCCGGCATCTATCCAAACATCTTCCTCACGTCTTCCGCGCCAACCACGATCAGCAATATCAACGGCGACGTGTGGAATGGTCGATATATTCAGCTACGTAACTCCTCTGTGAACACCCTCACCTTTGCAGTCGGCGGCTCGGGTTTTGCGATCTGCAACGCCATGACACTTACTCAATTCCAGACAGCCACGGCGTTTTACAATTCCGGCCTTGGCTGCTGGATGTTGCAAGGTCCGTGATCCATGACCACATCAACGGACATCGTAAATCAAGCGCTCCAAATGGTCGGGGACAATACACCCCCGGTGAGTGGCGTGGCGCCCAATTTCGACACGAGCCCCGCTGGTGTGGCCGCCTCCAGTCTGTACTACCCTTGCATCCAGACAGTTGCCCGTCAGTTTGGTTGGGACTTTGCCCGCAACACTGCTCCTCTCTCGCTCTCGGGCAACACGGCGCCGTTTCCGTGGACCTTCGAGTACATCTACCCGGCCAACGCCGTGCAGATTTGGCAAGTCATGCCGGCCACCCTGACGGACATAAACGACCCGTTGCCCGTCAACTGGGTTGTGGCGAACAACGTCGTTAATGGTTCACAAACCCGCGTTATCCAGACGAACCAAGCAAACGCTCAGATCGTCTATAACAACATGCCGAATGAGAACACCTGGGATTCCCTGTTTCGGGAGGCCGTGGTTCGCCTGCTTTCGAGTGAGTTGGCAATGGCCATCTTCTCCAAACCGGACACATCTCAAAATCTGTTGCAGAGTGGCGGGGCCTTTGAGTCCTCTGGTGAGGGAAGGGATAGCTAAGCATGGTCGTCTCAGTTAGTTCGCCCGCCGATGTGGTCAATTTGGCCTTGGTGCGCATAGGTTTCCAGATGCGTATTGGCAACCTATATGATGGCTCCAAGGCAGCTAAAAAGGCGCTCGACATCTACGCCCAGACGCGTGACGAATTGTTGCGTCAAGACGACTGGGCTTTTGCCGAGCGCAACATATCGATGTCGTTGCTTAAACAAGCTCCTCCAGGCGGATATGTCTCGGTTGGCGGATGGTCACCGCAATACCCTTCGATCCCGTGGGTTTTCGAGTATACCTACCCCGACGATTGTTTGAAGGTACGGGCCATTAAAGCGGAACCGGTGTTCATCCAAGAATTCAACCCGCAACCAGTCGTGTATTCCGTCGAGAACGATAAGTTTTTGACGCCCCCACAAAAAGTGATTCTTTGCAACATTCCGAGCGCGATTCTGACATATACCGGGCAGATCACCGACCCCACCGATTGGGAAGCTAACTTTGTGGAAGCACTTGCCGCCGCTCTTGGCCGGCGCCTAGCTCCGGCGCTTGTCGGACTGGATGCGACCAAGTTGGCAGCGAGCGACGAAGCTGTTAGTATGAAGGTTGCCCAAACCGAACAGGGGTAACGCATGGCCAATCTAGCCGCCGACGTAGCCAATCAGGCGCTTGACGCCATCGGCATGAAATTCACTATTGGCGATCTCCAGGAGGGCACCCGGCCGGCGCAAGTTCTTTTGCGCGCGTATAGCCAATGTCTCCAGCAACTCTTTCGAGCCGCCAATTGGAATTTCGCCCGTAAGACGGCTGATCTTGTTTTGCTTGCCGACGCCACCGGCCAAAGCCCGGAAGCGGGAACAGTGGTTCCGGTACCGTGGGTCTTTGAGTACGAATACCCCATCGACTGCATGCGAGCCCGGTATATACCGTGGAACCGAAGCGGTGAAATCTCCCCTTCTCCTCCAGGGAACATCTCTATCCCACAAACTCCCATTGTGGCTAATCTCGGGCAAAATCCCGGCGTCGGTCAACGCATTCGCCCGGCGCGATTTCAGGTTGCCTTTGATAGCAACTACCCGCCCCAACTCGGACAAATTTGGTGGGAAACCCAAGGCGTCAGCCCCATTGGTCGAACGGTAATTCTCACCAACGTAAAGCATGCTCAGTTAGTCTATACATGCTTCATCGAATACCCGAGCGTGTGGGATTCGCTTTTCCGCGCCGCTTTCGTCGCATATCTTGGTAGCGAATGTGCCTTTGCCTTGCATGATGACCCCAAGCTCGGTATGGCCACACGGAACACCCAAATCCAAATCGTCAAGCAAAAGCTGATTGAGGCCCGTTTGAACGACGGCAACGAGAGCACCTCCTCTTCGGATATCTCCGTAGATTGGATGCGAGCCCGCAACGTTGGTGGAGGCACCTGGGGTGGGCCCTGGGGCGGCGGTGGCGGCGGAGGTGATGGTGGGTGGGGGTCCGGTAGTGGTTGGGATGGTCTGGCCCTCGCTGATGGATCGGTATTCTGAGCCATGGCTGTACCCGCAATCCAAACCAGCTTTACGAGCGGTGAAGTCGGACCAAGCATTTTCGGTCATGTGGACTTGGCGCGGTTTCACACCGCTGCTTCCACCATGCGCAATATGTTCGTGGGGTATCGAGGCGGCGGCTATTCGCGCGCTGGCACGGCATTTACCGGGTTCTCCAAACAAACCGGCCGTAATGCGCCTCCGCGCCTTATAACTTTTCAATTTAATATTAATCAAGGGCTCGCTCTTGAATTTGGCAACAACTACATGCGTGTGGTCGCCAACGGCGCGTTCGTAGTTGACAGCTCCATTGACATTACAAATATTTCCCAAGCCAATCCGGCGATCATGACCACAGTAACCGCATCGGCGGGTTCGACGGCAACACCGATCGATTCGGGGATTTCGAATTCATACGCCCCTGGAGATACTGTAACGCTTGCTGGTGGTACTTTCTCATCCCCCATGGTCGTCACTGTTACCAATACCTTGCTTTTGTTGACGCAGGGGTACGCTCCCGGTGTGGGCTATGTGCCGGGCGACACCATCCATCTGGCGGGCGGTGTCCAAACCACTCCCGCTGTGGTCACGGTCGCTTCAACTCAGGTCGTCAGCGCAACCGTTGCTTCGGCGGGCACGGGGGGTGTGAACGGGACTGCGACAGTCCTCGGTACCACCGGCACCGGCACACCTTTTCAGGCAACAGTCACAATTGCCAGTGGCGCCATCACGGCCGTTAATGGGATAACCTTTGGGGGGAACTATACCGTCAATCCTACGCTGTTGACGGCGGAGCCCGTAACAGGCGGGGGTCTCACTGGTGCAACGCTCAATATCAAAATGGGGGTTTTGCAAAACACAGTCACAAATGCCGGCGTTTTTACATCTAACCCGGTATCTGGCGAATTTACCCAATTATCCACCTCGGGAACGGGTAGCAGCGCCACATTTCATTTTTCTATTTTGGCCCCGAATGTTGTTGTGGTCACGAACCCCGGCAATTATACCGCTTTTCCAGCCAATCCCGTTCAACAAGCTTCCACCTCTGGCTTTGGTTACGGTGTTCAATTCAATGTTACGACCACCACGGCAGCACCTTTCAATAGTGGTGATTGGGTGGAATTGGCGAACCTTAATGGCATGACCCCGTTCAATGGGGAAACCGTCGTTGTCCAGCAATTAACTCCGACAACATATGCGCTTTACGATGTGTACGGAAACCCCATAAACTCGACAGGATATCCAGCGTATATCTCGGGAGGTGCGGCCTCTCGTATTTATACATTGCCCACGATCTATAGCGAGAATGACCTTGAATACTTAAAATTTACCCAATCGGCTGACGTGATGAGTTTGTGCTGCGTCAACCAACAGACCCAAACAGAATATGCCCCCCAAGACCTAACGCGGGTCACGGACAGTAATTGGAATTTTTCATCTGTAATTGCCCAACCTTCTATTTCTCCCCCCACCATTTTCAGCGGGGTTATTAGTGGACTGGGGGCAGTGTATTACAGCTATGTTGTGACGGCGGTGGACCCCAACGACGGCACCGAAAGTATCGCATCCAACATTGGCACCGTTCAAGGCGTGAATATCGCGGGTCAAGCCGGATCGGTCACTTTGACCTGGACTCAAGTACCCACCGTGACAGAATATCGAGTTTATAAAGCCACGCCATCATTCGGCTCCCCAATTCCTGCCGGGGCTCTTTTCGGATATGCTGGTACGGTATTTGGCACCCGCTTTGTAGATAACAATATCACTGCCGACTTTACCCAAGTCCCCCCGATCCACTCCAATCCATTTGCACGCGGTCAAATTCTCTCGGCGTATATCACCAACGGTGGCGTGAACTATACGACGGCAACGGCAAACATAACCACATCGACAGGATCGGGGGCGGTTCTTTCCGTTGTGGTCAATACCACTCTTACACCCGGATCCGGTGGAAATAATAACGTCGCACCTGGACCTCTGGGCGCCATCATTGTGCAAGACGGCGGGGAGAACTATGCGCCGGGCGATACCGTGTCGATCTCGGGAGATGGCTCGGGAGCGACGGCGACTCTTAACGTAGGCCCCCAAACGGGGACTTATCCGTCTGTGCCCGCGTACTTCCAAGAACGACGGGTTTACGCAAATTCGTTGAATAACCCGGACACTTATTGGATGAGTCAACCGGGCGCGTTCAAAAACTTCGATTCACGCATCCCCACGATTGCCTCCGACGCCATCACCGGTACGCCATGGTCTGTTGAAGTCAACGGTATCCAGTTCATGGTTTCCATGCCCGGCGGTCTCGTTGTTCTCACCGGTCTGTCTGCATGGCAGTTGACTGGCGTTGGTGGTTCGTCGCTGAACCCCCAACCGATCACCCCGAGCAATCAGCAAGCTCAGCCGCAAGCGTATAACGGTTGTTCTTCGACCGTGCCGCCCATCAAGATCGATTATGATATCCTTTATGTTCAGGCCAAAGGCTCGATCTATCGAGACCTGTCCTATAACTTCTTCACCAACATCTACACCGGTGAAGACCTTACGCAGAATTCCCCCCAGCTCTTTACAAGCTATACAACACGCGAGCACGCTTGGTGTGAAGAACCCTTCAAAATCATGTGGTCGGTGCGTAACGACGGCGTCCTGTTGAGCCTAACCTTCAACAAACCGCAACAGGTGGCCGGCTGGGCTCGACATGATACGCGAGGTTTTTTCCGTACACTATGCTCAGTTACCGAATTGCCGGTTGACGCGCTTTACGTCGGTGTGGAGCGTTATCTCACCGCTGGCCGAGCCTATACAATCGAGCGCATGGATGATCGTCTATGGAATTCGCCGGAACAGCCTTGGTGCGTTGATTGTGGTCTACAATATCCACAAGGGACACCTAATGCCACAATAACCGCTTCGTCAGCCACCGGCTTGGGTGCGATCTCTGGCGTCTCCAGTCTGGTGGGGGGTACCGGATACTCTACTCATACCACAGCAACGGTTGTTGATGACAATGGCACTGGACCCGGCTCGGGGGCGACGGCGAGCGTAACACTGAACAGCGCGGGTGTCGTTGTTGCGGTGAATATCCTCAATCCGGGCTCGGGATATACCTATCCGGCCCTTGTTATCGCGGACCCCACCAATTCAGGCACTGGGGCGAGCGCTACTTTGACATTGGACAATTCCGCTACCTTCACCGCGACTGCTCCGATTTTTGCCCCAACTAATGTTGGCTCGGTCATCCGCATGGGCGGCGGCGTGGCCACGATCACCCAGTACGTCAGCTTTACCCAAGTCGTCGCCAACATCACGACACCGATTGTTTCGGTCTTTTGGGACGATGATGAAGTGCCACAGCCTCAGACGGCGGGAAATTGGACGATGACCACCCCAACGACAGTCATCACCGGACTCACCCATTTGGCTGGAATGACGGTAACCGGGTTGGCTGATGGCAACGTCATTACACCACGCGCGGTATCTGCCACGGGTTCCATTACGCTTGACACCCCCGCCTCATTCGTGACTATCGGCCTCGGTTTCAAAGTCCAGCTCCAGAGCGTTTATCTTGACGTTGGACAACCGACCGTGCAAGGAGAACGTAAAAAAAATGCCGCCATTACTGCGCGTGTCGAAGCTTCCGCAGGAATGACCATCGGTTCCAATCAACCAGATGGATCGTTGTTTACCCCGATGAAAATCAACGCCAAATGGCAGCAGATGACGGCGGCCCCTGTGACCAATCTCCGGGCTCGTAAGCCGTATAACAGCCCGACGACCCCTCTCTTCACCGGAGATATACGCATTCCGGTATTCGGCGGATATCAAACGGCCGGTCAATGTGCTATGGAGCAGGATGTTCCATTGCCAATGAATGTGTTGGCATTCATTCCAGAAGTCTTTGTTGGGGATACTCCTGAAACTCAGGCTGCACCACGCCAGCAACAAGGGGGCCAACAGTGACAACGTTTTGTCTCGAACCGGGCAAGCCGTATCATTGCGGGAAGATTATCCGCCGGCTCCGCATTGATCACAACGACGCTTTTATGAAACTCGGGCTCAACGCCCATAAGCAGCTTAGGGCGTGCTTTGATGATTCGTATTTTTGCCGGGCGTGGATAATTGACGGCCGTCTTGCCGGTCTCGGTGGTGTGACTGGTTCCCTGCTTTCTCCGGTTGGATACATCTGGCTTGCTCTTTCCGAAGAGGCGACGCATTATCCCGTTAAAGTGATGCGTGAAGCACGCGCCCAAATTTCGGAAATCATGCAAGTGAAACGCAGCTTGATAACGACCGTTTTGAAGAACGATGAGCCTTCGGTACGCTTCGCGACGCGGCTTGGGTTCGAACAAATTGACGTGGCTGAAGACTGGGGAATCGTCATGCTTTATGGGGAGGCAGAGTAATGGCTTTTCTTGCGGCAATCCCGGCAGCGTTGGGTATAGGGGGCGGCGCGGCGGCGGGTGCGGCAGGGGCCGCAAGCGGCTTGGGCGGTCTCGGTGCCGCGATCAGCGCGGGCGGTACGCTCTTGGGCGGTTTGGCCACGATGGGCCAAATGAATTATCAAGCCGAAGTCGCGAAGAACAACGCCACGATTGCCTCACAAAATGCCACCGCTGCCGAGCAGGCCGGCGAACAACAGGCCGCCCAGGAAAGTCGGAAAAACGCCGCTCAAATGGGTTCTATTGTCGCTTCCCAGGCGGCCAACGGTGTCGACGTGAACACCGGTTCCGCTGTAGATGTTCAAACATCCGAGCGTGAGATTGGCCACCTCGATACCGAAAACGTGATGCGCAATGCTGAGATGCAGGCATATGGGTATCGCACCCAATCCACGAATTACCAAGCGCAAGCCAAGCTTGACAGCGCAGCCGCGTCTCTCGCTCCCATCTCGGCAGCTTTTGGAGCTACCGGTTCTTATCTCGAAAAGTCGTCTGCCCTTGGTTCAAATTGGACCGGCATGGCAACATCTTAAAGGTGCACTTTGGCAGAGGTTCCATATTCGGGGGTAAACCAGGAAGCGCCGCAAGTCTCGGTTCCCGATGACTACCAGCACATCCAAACGAACCCACAGCAATTCGGCGGTGGGCTCGCCCAAGGTTTGGAACAACTTGGCGCCGGCGCCACCAAGGCCGCACTGTTTTATGGGCAGGCGGCGTCAGACAACGCAACGAATGACGCTTTCTCCAAAATCAATAACATCATGCATGGTGACCCCACCAAAATGGTTACCGGGCCGGATGGCACTCAAATTCCGGATACCGGGTATCTGGGGCTAAAGGGCCGTGCTGCGCTCGACGCGCGACCCGGCGCGTATCAGCAGATGCAGGATGTGATTAAAAACACCCGTAGCAGCTTGACCACACCGGAACAACAATTGCAGTTCGATAACGCCTCCCGCCGTTACTTGACTATGGCCCAAGGCCAGATGGGTGAGCACTCGGATCAACAGGCAAACGTCTGGTACAATCAGGTCAACAAAGATTCCGCCGATTTGGCGCTTGGCCACATCGCGACGAATTTTGACAATCCCGTCATGGTTCAAAACGGCATCCATGATCTACGGGATGCCTATGCCAAGAATGCCCAGCTTGAAGGAGCACAGCCAGGCGATCCGGTTTTTACGGCAGCTCTCCAGAAAGCCGACCGAGATGCGGTTGTTGCACAAGCTAACGCTATGGGTGTGAAAAACCCGGCCGGCGCGTTGGCCTTGGTTGATAAGAACAAAGATACTTTGGGCGTCCTCTACGACAATGTGGCTAACTCTCTCCGGGCTCGTGCAGACCAACAGACCGGACAGGAGGCTGGCGCCGCCGCCATCAAAGATTCCACCGAAGCCGCTGCACCGGGAATAGCACACACTCAAACCACTCAGGTTCTCAGCGGCATCGAAACGCATTACGCGTTGCCGCCGGGATACCTTGCCAAGACAATGCAGATTGAAAGCGGCGGCCGTAATTTGGGCCCCAACCAAGCCGGGGCTGCTGGGTACTTCCAATTCGTGCCGTCTACCGCCCGCACCATGCACGTCAACCCGAACGATTTTTCATCGTCGGCAGATGGTGCGGCTCGCCTCGCTGTGGAAAACGCCCAGCAGCTTCGCTTAGGTCTCGGTCGCGATCCGGATGGCGCGGAATTGTATCTTGCCCACCAACAGGGCGGCGCCGGCGCGACCAAGCTTATAAACAACCCGAACGTCAACGCCGCAAGTCTTGTCGGTACCAAGGCAATTATTCAAAACGGCGGTACCGAAGGAATGACCGCTGGGCAGTTTGTCCAGATGTGGGCAAATAAATATAACGGAACACAAGGAGCAACGCATGTCAGTGGGAGTCCTGGTCCGCAAGGAACCGGTGTACCCAACATGGCTGTTCAGCCTACGGCAGGACCGGGCAACGACGCCCTGTCTACGTCTCAACTCGCCCTTCTCTCCGGTGTGGGTAACGCCCCGGCTCCGCCGCCTTCCACTTCTACGGACCAAGCGCCACCGGCACAATCGGCCCCATCTCAGGCCGCGCCGGCGGCAACCGGCCCGCTCTCGCTGAAAGCCGACGCATATCAGCGTATTATGGAAGACCCAAAACTGTCGATTGAAGCTCGGCAACATGCGCTTCAATATGTGAACCAAACCCTTCAGTCTCAGCAGATTGCCTATGAACAGGACCAGCGCGCGAAGAAGGAAGCCAACGACCAAGCGGCTGACCAAGTTGTTCAGAAGGTCCAAAGCGGCGATTTTACCGGGGTGATGGACGACATCAACCATAACCCCAATATCAATTGGGAAACGCGTATCCGCTTGCGGGAAATCGCGCTCAAGGAAAGCGTGAATAACGCTCAGGGCATGCCGGCAAGTTATGGTCCAGGTTTCTCCAAAATCCTAGCAGGCATCAGCGCACCGGCCGACGATCCGAACAAGATCACGGATTACCCACAGCTCCTCAAACATGCCATGGACGGAGATATCACTCTTGGTGGCCTCGACAAGGCTGCTCAGATTATGAAGGACGCTCAAAAAAGCCCCGACGCCGAAGCGGTCAACACCACCCGTACGAACATGCTCGCCTACGCCAAGACCAAGTTGTCTTTTCAAGATGACGATCCAATGCGCATCGGCGCGCTCAAAGACCCCAAGGGCGAAGATATCTTTCATTCGGTTTTTGTTCCCAAATTCATGGCCTCCTACGATCAATGGATGAAACAGGGGAAAGACCCCTGGCAATTCATGACCAAGGAGAACGTTGACAAGATGGTTGAAGGGATGCGGCCGCCGGCACAGATGGCAGCCGACAAAGTTTCGGCCGAAAACGCCGATTCCCCGGATGTTGCCGCACCGGGTCAAGCTCCGCAAGTTCAAGTGCCTCCGGCGCCGGCCAACGTCAATACCAAGGCGTGGCAACAGACCATGACCACGGCGCGGCCAAACGCGGCGGATGGCTCCCCGTACCCGGCCGACAAATGGGCGTTCGCAGTCAACACATTGCTATCCAACCCGACACCGGATAATATTCAGCGTTTCCAGAAGAAATTCGGTCCCGGCGGTGCGGATGCAAACGAAATCCTCCATGGTCTCCAAACTCCAGAAGGCCAAGAACCGCCGGCCGTTCAAATCCTTGCGGAGCAGGACCGTCAACGTGCAGCCATGCGGCGCGCGAGCATAGGACACGTCAGGTAAATGGCTGACACGAACGATCCTTTCGCAGCGCTGCCCGACGTTGGAACGCCCGGAAGTGCTGCCCCCCAAGCCGCCCCGCCCGTGGCTATGCCTGCCGCCGGGACGCAACCACCCATCAACCCTCCGGAACAGAGCGCCGGTGCTCCTACAGCATCATCCGATCCTTTCGCGGCGCTGCCGGACGTTCAGCCGGCAAGCACCGTTGAAGGGGCTTTCCTCCACTCTGCTGAACGGGGTTTTCTCCCCGCTGCTGTCAGTCTTCCGGCCATGGGCGCCGGCGCTGAAATTGGCGCGGCTGGAGGCGCCGCAATTGGTAGCGCGGTTCCTGTTGTAGGTACAGCCGCCGGCGCCCTCGTCGGCGGTATTGTCGGCGGCATATCCGGGGGTATCGCCGGATCGTATACCGGTAGTGTCGCCCAAGAATGGGGGCTTTCCAAAGCCCCGGATAGCTGGAAAGAGGCTATCGGACAGGACGACCGTCAGCGCCAGCTTGAAGAGAGCCAACACCCGATGGCCTCCTTTCTGGGCGGGATCGCGCCATACGCGTTGACCATGCGGCCCGGATTGAGCCTAGCGGAATCCTCGCTGCCGGCGAACGCCACCTCATTCCAGAAACTCATGGCCAATCCCATGACCAGTCGCATTTTCGGCGGCGCGGCAATGGGCGGTATGGAAGCGGGCAACGAGAAACTTCACGGCGGCGATATCGAGTGGCCCAAGGTCGCCATTGCTACAGCCTTCGGTCTGATCTTCAACCAGCCGACCAAATTCGGTGAAGCTCTCACGGGTTTTGGTGCGCGGTCAATCATGTCCCCATTCGAACCGCATCCCACCGAGGCTGTGGCCACAACCCCGGAACCGACCGTTATTCAAGCGGCCGACCTTGGCGTGATGGGGCCCGGTATCACAGAAGACACATTTCAAGGCGTCCAGAAGGTCGCACCGAACGCGGCCGACACTTCAAGCGCCGCTGCCCGAGAAGAAACCGCCGCCTTGGGGCAACCCCCCGAAGTGGACTTGCATGCTTTGGTACGCCGGAACGAACCGGACCTGTTTACCAAATATGACGCTCTCTCTCAGCAGCGTGAAGAATTCCGCAACTGGATTGCCGAATACAACAACCCGCCGCCTGAAGATTTCGCCGCTGCCCAAAAGACCGCAGCCGATCTCCAGGCCCAGCTAGACGCACATGTCGAGTCCCAGAACGGATACACCGGCGGCCCCGAAGCGCGGCGTTTGCGCGCCCAGGTGCGTGATGCTCAATCCGCTCTTCAAGAGCTTCAAGATCGACAGACCGCCTTTGCGGAGGGACGCGCTCAAGAGACGCCAGATTTGCAGATGGCTCGCCAGCATCTTTTGGCCGTCGATTACCAAATGCGTGACATGGCTCCAGATGTGTCGGCGGCGTATCGGCGTGCGGCAGATATGGTCGATCAAGGCATTGAACCCGAGACAATGGCCCCCGACGAAGCCCCCGTTGCGGCCCCTGCGGCTAATGCTGAAGTCCCGGCCGGTGTTGCTCCAGAAACAGAGGGCGCGGCTCCTGGTGCACCTACGCCGGCGGCCGTGCGCCCTATCGAAGAGCAGCTTGCCTATATTTCCAGCAATATTGCGGACAAACTGAAGGCTGCTGGCCGTCCCGCCGATGAAGCCGCCGCCGCCGGTGCGCTCCTTGCCGCTAGATACCAGACGCGTTCAGAGCGACTCGGCGGCGCGCTTGGTACGCCAGAAGAGCTTTACAATACCGAAGGGCCAGAGATTAAGGCAGGCAAGAGCCGTGCCAAACAACCCGAGATGGCTCAAGGTCGCACGATGCAGGGGAAAATCACCCTGAACGACGGTGAGGTGAAACCCATCATCACTTTGGCCAAGAATGCTGACGCCTCCACCTTTGTCCATGAGACTGGTCATCAATGGCTTGAAGAGCTGATGCGTGACGCTGGCCACGAAGCAGCCCCCGACGCCCTCAAGACCGATGCGGGTACCGTGCGTACTTGGCTCGGGGCCAATGAAGGCGAACCGATCAAGACGCGTCAACATGAGAAGTTCGCACGCGGCTTTGAGCAGTATATGCGTGAGGGAATCGCCCCGACGCCGAAGCTCGCTAATGTGTTCGCACAGTTCCGCAATTGGCTTGTGAACATCTACCAGACCTTGAAGGGTCTAGGTCAGCCGATCAGCCCGGAGATTTCCGGCGTATTTGATCGCATGATAGCCACAGAACCACGGCGTACGGTATTCGCTCCTGAACGCGAATTGCCGTCTGCCTTGGCGGATATGCATGAAGCCGACGCACGCGAGACGCACCCGGCGGAAGCCGATGCGGCTCTTGATCGCGTGAATTCGGAGAAGAACCAGTACATCCGAGATCAACCGCCGGAGGTGATCAATGAACTCGAAAACGCCTACCGAGAAATCACCGCAGCCGCCCAGCCTTCAGGAGAAGGTGAGCCGGGCGCAAGCGGACATGGACAAGTGGAGCCAAGTGGCGGCGAGCCCCAATCTCAGCCCCCAGGCGGCACAGGTGGCGAGGAACATGGTACGCTCATCCCGAGCCGAAATGAAACTGGGACAAAAGGCGCTGAACTACCAGGAGGGAACCGATCAACTGGCGCAGCCGCCGGAGGAACAGGACCAACCGTATCTGGACCCGAACAGCGACCCGTATCTAGCACAGAAAATGAACATCCCCTTGCGCCCACTCCAACAGACCAGTTCGCCCCCGGCGAATCCCCCTACCTAGACAAGGCAGGCAACATCCGGCTCGACAACATTCAAGGCCCGGAAGATATCAAACAGGCCATGCGGGACACCGCAAAGGCCAATGGCGATTTCATGGAAGATCGCGGCGGTGTGATTAGTGACGGCCAGGTGCTCGATTTTGCCAATCAATTGTTGGGGGAAGACCCCGACATGTCATTGTCGCGCACAATCAAAAAGACGGTGCTTTCGAGTAACATTAAAGCCGCCCAAAAACTCTTAGCTGACTCTCAATACGAAACCCACCGTCTCGCCAAAGTCGCGGTTGATAGCGGCTCGGATGCTGATCTACTAGCCTTCACCGCCGCTCAACAACGTTTGGCGCTGGTCCAAGGCTACTACTCAGGGGCTCAAGCTGAAATCGCCCGCGCCTTCCGTGCGCTCCGCAAGACCCAAGAATTTTGGTCTCCGGAAGCCCATGCTGCCAGTGAGTCCCCCCATGGTCAAACCGAAGGTCAAGAGGGCCAAGTCATCCGTGATGCCACCGGCCGCGATCTCTTTCAAATGCGTCGCATGGCCGAGCAAATGGCCAAGATGGATACACCGGAACAGATCGCCAAATTCATGCGTGACGCGCGCAAGCGTTCGTTCGGCCGCATGATGCACGAATACTTCGTCAACAACCTGATTTCCGGTCCTATCTCCCACATGACCTATGCTGTGGGTAACGTCCTGAACAGTCTTGACACGGCTATCTCAGTTACACCCGTTGCCGCCGCTCTCGGCAAAGCCTACCGTATGGCCGGCTATGAGGGTGACCGCGTCATGCTCGGTGAAGCCTACGCGCGCCTTCAGGGCGGCGTTCAGGGGATACCTAAAGCGGTGGAAGCCGCGCTAGGTGCTCTTCGAACCGGCGTCGGCACGGTGTTGCCCGGTGAGGGTTCGCACCAGATGTTCTATCAGGGGGACATTCCCCAGCATCTCGGCTATGAGCTGCAAAACGACGCTACCCGGCTTCATGACATTACCGGTCAAGCCTACGGTCTCCTGCAAGGCATCTATGACGCCTTCACGGTGCGTTCTGCCGAAGGCAACGGCATTGGGCTATACTACTCACCCACCGGCCAAATTCCGGATGTGACTATAGCCGGGCGCCGCCTCCTACCCATCGGTACCTTGGCACGTTTGCCGAGCCGGGGCGTTGGCGCATTTGACAGCTTCTTTCGCGCGGCCAACTACAGCATGGAAAAATCCGCGCTGGCCTACCGCACTGCATCTCAGGAAGGTTTGGCCGGAGCCGAGTTTCATCAGCGCATCGCTGATATCCGCCAAAACCCTTCAGAAGAACTCATGGATAAGGCTCGGCCACAAGCATCCAACTTGACGATGATGGGCCAAACTGGCGCCATGATGCAGAAGCTTACGCCTCTCCTGAACTGGGCTCCGGAAATCCCCTTGCTCGGGGAGACGCCGGTTTTCCGTTTCATCGTGCCGTTTGCCCGCGTTGCCGCCAACGTGATCAATGAATCAGTTATCAAGCGTACCCCCTTAGGTATCTTGAGCGGCGAACTTCGCGCCGATTTGACGGGCAAGAATGGTGGAGGTGCCATGCAGATGGCCCAGGCCCGCATGATCACAGGCACCATGTATTCCCTCGCTGTCATGGGTCTCGCTGCTCAAGGCAAGATCACCGGCGGTGGTCCATCCGATCCGAAGCAAGCGGCCGCTTATCGCCTTGCGGTAGGACCACCATATAGCGTCAAGATCGGGAACACTTGGTATAGTTATAAGCGCCTCGATCCATTTGGTTTCCTATTCGGCGTTGCTGCCGATTTGCATGAAGTTATCCATGATGTTGGGGATGACCACGCGGCCGACGCTGCTCACCTTATCGTGAATGCCGTGGCTCAGAACCTCATTGATGAATCATTCATGCGTGGCGCATCCGATGCCATCCGCGCGCTCACCGACGACAAGCGATATGGCGCCGCGTGGGTATCGAACATGGCTGCTGGCTTTGTTCCATATGCCACCGGCTTGGCTCAGGCATCACGCGCAATCGACCCATATTCCCGACGCGCAAGCGGCTTTGTGGACAAGCTCAAGGCCAAGATACCGTTCATGTCGGAAGGGCTTTACCCCCGCCGGGATGTCTGGGGCGAGCCAGTACCAAACACTCACGGTCTCGGTCACGTGACCAATATCTATGAATCTCAGGTCACCAATGACCCTGTGAACCAAGCACTCTATAGGCTCAATATCTTTCCGTCACGAGTTGAAGGAAACATCTCAAACGTGAAATTGACTGACCAGCAATATGATGATTATTCGCGTCTTGCGGGAAGGCTGACAAAGCAGCGTTTGGATGTTATAGTGAAGTCACCCGATTGGCGTAGGTTCACAGACGACCAGCGCCGAATGGCTGTTAATAACCAGATAGAGGCTAACCGAAATGTAGCCCGCAACATGATGCTGATGAAGTATCCCCAGATCGCTCGCGATGCGTACGTTCTTCAGCACGCTCGCGCGACCGGGCAACAGATCAAGAAATGATTGCTGGCCACAAGCCGGTTGCAAAGCCGAGAATGATGAGAAGTATGAAATAGGCTTGTAGTCTGGAATTCTCCCATTGTACCGGGAGATGCTTTGAACAAGCCGCCCAAGCCGGAAGGCCGAAGGTAACGAGTATCGCAATCATGGCATGCCTCTTTCGTTAGAACCAAAATGACGCTACTGTCATTTTAACTGAATGTCAAGGAGACGGAGAATGAAACGCCTTTTTACCACCATCATGTTGTGCGCCCTCGTGGCCATGACCGGTTGCGCGAAGCTCAACACCGTGTTGTCGGCGGTGACCACCTCCAGCATTCCGGCCAAGACCTTGTATGTCGGCATCAGCGCGTTTGACGTGATTGAAGCCCCGGCAATCGCTTACGTCAACTACTGCACGGTCAAGGCTCCGCCGGCGGGCTGCGACGACGTGACTATTCAAACCAAGATCGAGCCAGCCATCAACAACGGTATCACCGCCAAGAAAACGCTTCTGGCGTTCCTCAACGCGCATCCGGGCCAGCTCGGAGACGCCGGCGTGTATGATGCCCTTGTGGCCGCCACTTCGGCCCTCACGTCCTATTCCTCCCTCTACACCGTGAAGAAGTAACGACCATGGAAGTAACCACTCTCCTCACAACCATCCTCACCCTCCTCCAGTTGGCCCTTTCGCAGCTTGGCTCCTCGGCCACCGTCGCGAATCAGGTCATCGCTGCGCTTATCAACATCGTGCCTATCGCGGTCACGCTCGGTACCGATGTGGTCAATCAGATCAAGTCCGTTATTTCCGTTCTGGAGAACAGCGGCGATCTGACGACCGATCAGCTTAACACGCTGGCCAGCCTGTCCAACGATCTCGACGCCTCTTGGGCAACCACCATCGCAAATTACAATGCGGTCAAGGGAATCACCCCAGCCCCGGTCACCGCCGTTGTGACCACACCGACGACGGGGGACACGGCTCAAACCGTCCTCCCTTTATCAGTAACGCCGGCGGTAGCTCAATGAGTGATCCAAAGGCGCAAATCACCGCACAAGCCTACGGTCTCGTCACCAGCGCTGTGACGCCGGCTAGCGTGCCCGCTACCGTGGACGCTGTACCCACAATTGTCAAAGCATTGACACCCCTTATCGACCAGCTCGTGAATTCCACCAACAGCGAGCCGTTCTATCAGTCTCGGGTGTTCTGGGGCAGCACGGTTGCGGCCGTTGGTGTGGGGCTCAATTATTTCCACGTCGATTTCCCGGCGGCGATCCAGGGCCAAGTCACTGATGCGATCATGGCCTTGATCCCGATTGCCGGTAGCTTGTACGCCCTGTACGGGCGTTTCAAAGCGAAAAAGCCCATTGGCTCCTGAACATTGCGCGGCCCTCTCGGGGGCCGTTTTCCCATCTACCCGGAGATATGCAATGACTGAACCAGAGACCCCCGACACTTCCGATGATTCGCGTTTGGTGATGGTTTCCGTTCGGCCGTCTGAAATGAAAAATCTCCAGCTCTTTTTGCAGCTACGCGAGGAAGAGCACAAGGCGATGGAATATCTTCTGCAAAATTTCAGCAAGGATGATTTGACGGTGCTGAACGGTAGCTTGGAGAACCTTCGGGTTATGCGGCGTGCCGGGCATTTCGCTTTTTGGCTTCTCGGCTTCGTCGGCGCCGGAGCTGCCGCTGCCGCCTACATAAAGGGATGGCTATGGAAGTGAAGATGGTTGGAGCTGCGCTCCTGGTCGCCGCCTTCCTGAGCGGCTTCTCCTGTCTCTGGGTGATTGAGGCCCCCCGCGTGGTTATTCTTCCCCAAGACCAGGGGTACCAAATGAGCAACCCGGATTGTGGCCCGGATCTCCCTGTTCTGGTGCACGCATATTGCCGGCGGTCACCGGGTCAGTGAATACTTTTGAGATTCACGCTCCAGCTCATCATTCATCGCCTTTAGCAAATGTTCTACGTCTATATTTTTCTTCAGCAGGAAATGCATGTCCACGCTTTCCCTCAATTTAATTGGGTCTTGGCACCCCTCCTGAGGGATGTGCGTTACAGATTCTTCTACTTGAGTTTTTCCGGTTGTCGGATCAAAAATCTCAAATCGAGAAACCCATGCTTTCTGATGATTTCGTTCTAGCTCCCCGGCGTCTTCCCATTTAAAAAGTACCGGTTCGCCCGTAACCAATCTCGTTATAACAACACCCATTTGGCCAATCTCCTAGTGAACGCACTGAATGCATTGGAATTCGAGCTGCCCAAGGATGAATTCGTACTCCCCGAAACAGCCGGTTGCGAGCACGTCTTGACGGCTCTTGCTGTAGTCCCGCTGAACGCGCAAACAGGTATGTGTCATCAGCTCCGGGTGAAGTGCGAAAAGCTTGTCCATGGCCGCCATTGCGAATCGATCGCTATAATTGAGACGCGATCTCATGGCGCTGACCCTTCAAGGATATGCTCGGTCAAAGCCCGGAGCGTGTGGTTATCGATGTGAGCCGGATCGCGCCGGCCGCATTCTCGGGCCAACAAGTCCTGGAGCTTCATCACAAGGCCGACATACCACATGCTATCCGCCGGTGACGCGGGCCACGCTTCACGCCGACCGAGCGGCAACGGTGGCGGAGAGGTAACCAGTTTGGTCACAGCCTGTTCGAGCGCAGTGTTTTCGCTCATAAGCTTGGCACACCGCGACGCAAACGCCATGAGCTGTTGTTCCAGCACCGCGCGTGGTGCATCTTCCCAGGGATTCTCAGCGCTCATAGTGGTTCAACTCCCGACGTGCTGATGAGAGGGGCCGCACCGGTAACCGTCATGACCTTGAGGGAATACGGGCCGGCGTGAGCTGTGATTAAGCCCATACCGATAAACTCGCCCCACCCGTCGAAGAGCTTGACGGCCTGCCCGACCGCGAAGTTAGAGGAGAGTTTCAAGACCGACACGGTCACGCTCCAAAATGTCGATGCGGACGTTCAGGTCGCGGATGTGTTCCCTGAGATGTCGAATGGTTTCATCCTGCACCTGAATGGTGCGTATCGCCGCCTCCATGGTAACGGCCGGCCGGCGCGGGGATAACAAGGCGGCAAGAATGACATTCATGGCGGTTTCCTTTCACCAGAAATAATGCACGAGACAGGCGGCAACGATGGCCCCGACAAAGAGCCATCCCCATAATTCGTAACGATCAGGCGCCATCGAACTGGGTCGCGTAGGCTTTGGCGGCCTTGACCGTTTCGAACGTCGGCACTCCAGCCATGTGGAGTTGGCCGGCGGCGATCTGTCGAGCGTTGCGCATCCATTGGCGCTTGCTGGAGAACGGGTAGTCACGACCGGTGCGGCCGAGAATACGAGCCAGCTTCTTGCCACGCGGGCGTTTGAAGACGACAGGGGCGATGGGTTGCAGCTTCATCATGGAGACCAAGAGGCCAAGCGATGAAGCCTTGAGAGCCGCGAGCGGGCGGGTACGTGCCATTGTGAATATCCTTTCGTTGTGGGGCCTTTTCCACTCTTGCCCAGGAGCTTCATTAGATCACGGCTGATTCGAAAAGCCGTTTATTTTGCGCGCCTCGCGCTGCGATCTACATGATGGCCTCCTAAGTGCGAGAGGTATGTTTCCTCTACAAGTCTACGAAGATGACGCTACCGTCATTTTGGGGGAGTGTCAAGCGGGATTATAAAATTTCGGTGGACCAACCGCCGCCATTTCAAAGCGGTACCAAGCGGCGTCGTCCTTGCCACCCCATTTGGTGCCATCGATCCACCGCACCCGGCCGACGCTGACTATGTGACTGCAAAAGGGAAGGAAAGGACGTGCTTGCGCGGTGTGAGCCCATGCCGCATCGAATAACAGCCATGTTGGGGCAATTTCGATAAAGCGCCAAATCATGGGGTGCAGGAGATGACGGGACCAGGGCGGATTGGTTATGATCGCGTCTACGTCGAGAATGTCCAATCTCGGATCGGTGAGAGCGTCTTGGCCGGTCTGAATGTCTCCGACGTGAACACATTTAAAGCCGGCGTCCATGAGCGTGGCAGCTAGCTTTCCTTCCCCAAGGCAGGGTTCGGCAAACGTTCGAATCCCTTCCATCAAAAGGAAATGAAATAGCGGGTAAATCGGTTTTGGCGGCGTCTGATACCCGTCGTGCTTGCGGCGTGGAAACTTGCTTCTCTTGCCCACTCGTTATGCCTTCCTATACCGATGGCCGCGCCAACCGCCCGACGCCCTCACCGGCCAATCGTGGGCCCACGGTGGCATTGTGGACATGATGCGCTCGAACTCTTCCAAACTGCCCCAACCAATTGGTATCTCTCCCACGTCTTCATCGTACACGTGCAAGATGACCGGATAGCCGGCGGCTTCTAAGTTCTCGATCCCGTAACGTTGGATGTCGTGCGCCGTGGCCTGAACGCAGTTGTGAACAATAAAGGGCCCTCCCTTCCCCCGAACCACAAAACGGGATCGCGGGCCACAGTTCACGATATCGTATACCCGCGTTTGGTTACATCTGGTTTCCGAAACATTGTTTCCATCGGCCAACCATGAGAAAGTCGATAATGGATAGTTGATTTTTTCAGATTGTAGGTTCGGGCGGCTTGCATCAAAGGCATTCGACCCATAGGAGTTTCCACGAATTTTGTAGATCGACGGTTCTGGTTGTTTTCCAATCTTGTTACCCATCGACAATTCCCCGGTGAATATCCTTTCTCGTTGTCCCGACGATCTAAATCTAATCCTTTTTTCCAAGTAGGTGACATGTCTTTCCAAAAAGCTTCGAAGCTTTTTCGCCAGCGTGCACACACTTGAATCCCCCGCGCCCCATAGCGGGAGTACGCCGGGTGTTCGGGCCAATGGCACCTTTGTTTCATGCCATTCCATACCCCGTACATTGGGTGCGATGTCAACCCATGCGTTCGATTGGCCTGGGATATTTGCTCGCTGGTTTGGCAACCGCAATTTGGGGTTCCTCCAGTTTTGTAAGTTTTCGTAACGTCGGTCCCAACCTTTCGACAAAGAAGACCACAATCGCATCGGTAAACCCAAGCCATTTTTTGTCCGCGCTTTACCCCATAATCTGGGCATAAAGCTACCAACATCCCAAATCGTTGGTCTGTAAGGTCTCGGGCTTTGTGATGCAACTTCCCATCCATTATCTGTCAGAACCTCATGATCTGGAGTCATCTGTACCCCATCAATTGAGATACAACTTTGAATTCCTTTATAGAGGAGACCTTGATGATTTACAAGTTCAACTCCATCATGAACTCGGTCATCTTTTTGTATTTTTTCGATAGGAACCCACCCTCTCTGTGTTAGAACTTCCGTTCCTTCTGCAATACAATTTTCACAGATGCGGCCGCCGTAGGTCTTCATGGCAACCCAACCCTTGGGGCCGTACTTTGGGTTGGTGTTCCAGGTCATATACGTAATGTTGAAGACGCCGGGTTGCCCCTCTTTCTCCCACAGACGCGGACTTGCATAGGGCAGCTCTCGGCCGCTCAATAACCGAATTATGAGCGTGTCACCGCGCATGTAAAATTTAATGCCGTTGCTCTCGAAAACGTGATTTGGATACTGGATCGCGTTAACGAAGGCCCCTTCGAAACCAAATCGCTCCAGATGATAATCGCGGTCCCACGGCCGTCCACGCGCTTGGCCGCCCCACATTTCCACGATCTCCGGAGAGGCCGCGCGCCATGCGAGAATGGTCTTTTTTATTTCGCTCTCTTCGCCGTCCGGATCGAATTGCAACCAAGCCGAGACCCAACCGCCGAAGCCTAGAGCCAATTCGGAAACCTTGCCCTTTTTCTGCCGGTGCCAATGGTGTGAGCGGTTATGGTCGTTGTAATATTGGATGTACTGTTCGTAGGTGAACCCCAAGTTCATCGACGCGCACGAGACCAGATAGATATCCTTCTTCTCCTGGAACGCGTCTATGCGCCATTGGCACTTGGCCAGCATCGCCGTCACGACCGCTTCGATAGCGCTATAGTCCGACGCAATCAGCTCCTTGCCCGGCCCCGCCGTGATCATCCCCCGCACACATCCGGAAATCGTCAGGAACGCGTCGCCAAAGAAGCGTTCGACAACTTTCAATGACCGAGTGGCCATGATGGTTTGCACGTCGTCAACGGGGTTGTAATCATCCGGGAACCCCTTCGGTACTTCAGGCCATTTGCATTTGGCGAGAACCGGCGACATGCGCGCGCTGCACCAGGGGCAGACGACCGGCGGCCATTTGGAGGGCTTGTGGCAATGATC